GCACCGGACGATGGACGCGGCACAGCGCAAGGCCAAAGGAGCGCCGGCCTGGGGCGTGGTAGATGTAAGAGATATAGGCAACTAACACTAACCGCGCGCAGGCGCAAGGAGGGAAGCGAACCATGAGTGCTTATGTATGCGACAAAAAACACATCGTTTTTTTGGTACAAGCGGCAATCTCGCACAGACTGGCGCGCGGCGATGGCGGGCGGATCACTTGGCGCGGCAAAAGCGGCGCAAACACACGCGGTAATGACTGGACAGAATTGTCAACGGCAGATAGCGACAAAGACGCAGCGAAGGTTGCGAACATGCTATGGCGGGAGAACGTAAAGAGCGTTTGCGCACGTTATCCCAACGAAAAATCAAACGAACTGCCCGGAACTATCACGGACGGCGAAGAAGGCTACATCATTACGGCGGCAGATATGGCAAAACCGTTGCATAATGTTGAACCCGTGCAGGTGTTAAAGTCTATCTCTTGCTATGAGTATCAGGCATGCGAACATGAAGGATGGGAAACAAGCGAAGCACACACGTTCTGTCAGGTGTTAAGGCACAAGGCTATAAACACGCTGGCCGGTTATGATGATGCTGAATGGGGCGCACCGAAACAATAATATACTCCCCCCATCCCTACCATGGGCGCGGGGAGGCAGGGAACGACAAGCAGAAACAAACAAGGAGGGCAGAAAAATGAAGGTAGAGATCAAAGGTAACGAACTGGTAATCACGATCCCAATGACGAAGCCGACGCCCAGCGCGAGCGGGAAGACACTGGTTGTGGCAAGCAGCCACGGAAACCAGCCGACAGCCGCCCAGGTGGATGGCAAGCCGGTGGTTGTAGGGCTGAACGCATACATCCGCAACGCATAACGCCGAAACCGGGAACGGTCCCGGTCCTGGAGTATAGCTCCAGCCGATGAGGCGCAACCAAAACCAAAGGGAGGGCAGGGCATGAAGGTTGAAATCGAGAATATCAAGCACTTGCAAACGCATTTTCAACAAGAAATATCGCTATTAAAAAGCCTTGCCCGGACCGGGCGCGACATTGCCGGAGGGCTGGACGGAATAGAAACATATTTCCGGCGCACGTTTCCGGCTTGGTTTGTCTATCGCGGCGGAAGTCATGTTTCACTTCACGCCAGCCAAGACGACGACCGCAGAATTGTGATTGCAACAGAATAACCAACCCCCGGCCCGCGCCGGAACAGGGGGAGACATGACAGACAAACAAATACAAGCGCAAGTAACCGCCGCAGGGTATGACACGGAAACGCGCACGGCAATGACAGAACACGCCAAGCGCGAAGGCTGTATCCGGCTGATGAAATGCTTCCAAGATTCGGGCTGGCTGCACACCTGGGCAGAAGCGTTAGAGTTTATTAATAGGCAATAATAACAGGAGACCAACACCATGACGACAGAAACGACAGGACAGCACACGCCAACACCTTGGGACTTACAAACATTAAGAGTAAGCCTTGTGCCGGTTATGATTCGGGTTAATGGATATACCAAGGAAACCGCCGAGGCTAACGCCGCCTTCATCGTCCGCGCCTGTAATAACCATGACGCGCTTGTGGGTGCGTTGCAATCCCTATTTGAGCATTGCGCCATGGTACATAAATGCTGGGGAGACAGCGACAACACAAAAGAAGCCGACGCCGCTATAAAACGCGCTGAGTCCGCAATCGCCGCCGCAACAAAGGAATGACACCCATGAAAAAAATAACCCTGATCATCTGTGACGCGGTAGCGGCCTGGCTGATCGTCTATGGCCTGGCCATGGTCCTGTGGCTGATATTGCCACACGCCGCTTGATTTACTGCCGGCGGCCGCTCCCGGACCTGGGCTGGTGGAGGCTGGACCAGAGCCCGCCGCGGCCGCCGGCGCCGATTTGGTGCGAAAATATAGGTGTTTCGTGACATGTAACGGCAAAAACAAGGAAAATGAGGGAATTATGGCAAAAACAGACAAAAACGTGCAGGATGCCCCAGAGCGGCCTGCAATATCCCGGCACGCTATCATCCTCGCCAGGGACGGGCGCGCCCTGGCGGCACACCAGGGTGGCAAGACTGACCCAAAAACCGAGCTATTCAACTTGAGGGAGTACCACCAAGATGACCTTCATTTTCCACAATAATATTCACGGAACCACGGCCCGGGCAACTGCCCGGGATTATCAGCTATCCCAACGCCAGGTCCGGCGTCTGTGGTCCGAGCTTTGCGGCCAATTAGACTGTAACTGTGGCCTTGGCGGGGTTCAGGGTCCGAATCGGTGTCATTTACGCAAGCAATTATTAACGGAAGGAGCGCATATCGTATGGAACCAGTAAAAATATGTCCGAAATGTGGGCAATGCCATGCGGCGGTTCACCGGTGCCAGGGTTCTATCCTGGGCAAACTACCGAAGGACCCGGCCAAACAAAGCAAGGCGGCCAAGGAACGATGGAAACAATGGCGTCATGATCGGGCCTTGGCATATCACAAGCGGCAGGAACAAGAGCAATTCCCGACCGCGGCGCCGGTGCCGGTGATCGAACCAGAGGCCAAGAAGTCCTGGCGGTGGTAAAAGCCTTGTGTTTCAGGGAATGTAAGGGCGGAAATCAAACATCAAGCACTGGCTCAGGTTGTTGCACCCGGGCCAGTTCTATCTTCTGCCTGGTCCCAGGCCGGTCGATCTTCCACAAGAACAGGCTCTTGTCCGCGACCAGTTCGTTGATAAACTTTCGGGCCTTGTTCATCCCGATCCCGACTATCTTAGCCTTGGCTATCAATTCATCCTTAGGTATTGACTCCGTGGGTGGCACCAGGTCGATCAGATCCATGCTGGATTTTGACGTATTGATAACAGCAACCTCGTCCGGGCTGGCATCTGCCCAGAATATAATGCCATGTTCCCGGGAATGCTTGAAATGTTTGAACATGGTCTTGACTTGGTTGTCATCTTCCCAATCCACACGCCAACCGCGCTTGGCGGCAATGAATCTAAACAAGTCGCTGTTATCCTTACAGGAGTCGACCACCATAATAGCCCTGGCCCAGTTCGTCAGGACCGCGGACCCGGCGCCGGCATACTGCCAATCGCTGGACTTCCACTTGGACGTGTCCCGGTTATTGGTCTTCGGGGTATGATGGTTGATAATACAGCCGCATTGATATTCCTGTAGCAATGGGTTCAGGCCGGAATGGACGAACAAGGACATGACTTCCGGGTCGCTGGTATCGCCGCCGACATAGGATTGCAGGGGGTCCAGGCGCAGGATGTCGGGTCTGGTAAGGCGCAGCACGGATTCGACAAAGCGGATAAACCCAGCACCAGTTTTGGACTTCTCAAGGATGTAAAATGTATTCTTCCGGACGACTTCACGCTGTTCGGCGTCCAGGTCGAGCCCGGTCATGATCCCGGTGGCCATCTCCGTCAAATCGCCATCGTCATTTTCCGCTTGGATAGTGGTGATACGCAGGGGACGCGCTGGCTGGATCCCGAACGCCGGCTGACCTTGGGACCAGAGGATGTCCTGCTGAACGCTGGCACTCGACTTGCCGACACCAGACGGACCAACAAACAGCATCCCACCTTCCCGGCACAGAAACCGATTGCCTAAGAGCGTACTTTCCGGGTCAATTTCCAATTCGGTAAAATCAGTCAGCGACCGGACAACTATGGCAGTATCCGGCGGCTTGATTGCGTCTAAGCGTTTTTGGATAGTAACAATTGAATCAAATACATCATCGTTGTTTTTCGATTCGTCCTGGACGGCAAGGGAAAGCTCCCCCAGTTTACGCTTGATATATTGCCTGTGAACGATATCTGCGTAATGAACACCGTGAACCGGCTGTGACTCAATAGCCAGCAAGTCGTTGAAAACAGTTTGCGGCACACCGGAAGCATCCGAAATCAGTATCGGGTCGATATGTTTCTTGGCGGCAAATTGCCGGATGATTGTTGCGTAAATCTTACGGCGGGTGGGGTCTTGAAAGGCCCCGCCAAGCAGCCCTATGGTATTGCAGTACTCTACAACCATTTTTGGCTGGCATAGGGCGGCAGACAATAGCGCCTTCTCCATGTTGTCATGGATGGGATTATATGGACAGGCCGGTGGTTCATCCGGTAAGACGACCGGGACAGGGGCGGCCTTTTCGAGCGGCCCAATCGGTGTATTCCAATCTAAGATTTTTTCAGATGGCATTATATCCTTAATGGTTTGATATCTTTTCCACGCTTCCGCAAGTCGGCAATGGCCTTGTTCGCCATTTCAATAATGGCATCCTCATCTATCTGCGAAAACAGCGATCTAAGCCCTTCAAACATAAAACTCCGCTGAAATTCGCCGTGCATACGCACCTGTATGCCGATAACATCATCCGGGTGATTCAACCCGTGCCTCAATGCTCCGCTCTGCGTCTTGGGCGGCTTGAAATCACGGCTGGCCGCTATCTTCGTCCAATCAGTCAACGCCCCGCTCTTGATGTTCGCAACGTATTTTGCCCTGCGCAGCCCCTTGTAATCGTCGGATGCCAACGTCTGCACTCGCGTTATGGGAACGCATTTGTCAATCAGGACTTTGCGCTGGCTTGACGTGAATATCTCGGCCATGCGTGCAGCACGGCGATACGTTCCCATGCAGTAGGCTATATCGCCCAACTGCTCGCGTAAGCGCAGGGCAACCTGTTCTTTATCGAGGCCGGTATTTATCACCGCCAGTAGGAGCAAGTCGCCAAGCTCAAAGGCATCCTTGAGTTGCGCGGTGCGTGCGGCGATATGCCATGCTTTCAGCTTGGCCCATGTGGATTCAATCACTTCGTCTGGTATTTGTTTCATGCGTCCTTTCTGAACCACGCCGTCACCGGCGGGTCATCATCATCGAACGCTGAAAGGGTGGTTACGGTTGCGCCGGACTTGAGTTCGATGTGGTCAAAATCCTTACGCCCAACTGCCTTGTATAGCGCAATCGAATTTCCCCATGGCATATCAACGATCCAGAGTTCGTTTCCCTTGCCTCCGATGATCTTGCAACCAATCATCACCGGCTCGGCCTTCGGCTCCTTGGGCTTCACAAACCCTCCGCCACATGATGAGCAGATATTTACCAATGAGTTGCGAGCAACAGCCCCACATTGTTCGCAGACACGAATTACTGGCGCGGCTGGCTCCGGCTGCTTGGGCGTTTCCTTTTGCATTCTGAATTCACACCACAATCTTTCGCAATAGGTCTGCCCGTTAGGATTCCTCTCGGAAAACATTCCGTCAGGAAGTTCTTTTGATTCCTTCACCGGCTCCACCCACGGGACGCAGAT